TTTGAAAAACAAAATATAGCATTTCAAAAAGTCTTCAGAATTTGTTTTTCAAAAAAAGCGAAAAAGTATTTTTCGAAAATTCTCAGGACTTTTTATTTTGCAAGTTTTTATTTAGGCATTTTAGCAATTAGCAATATTATTGCTAATTTCTAAGAAATCCGCAATAATATTGCGGATTTCTTATTTTTAAAAACAAAATATAGCATTTCAAAAAGTCTTCAGAATTTGTTTTTCAAAAAAAGCGAAAAAGTATTTTTCGAAAATTCTCAGGACTTTTTATTTTGCAAGTTTTTTTGTAAGAAATTTAGCAATTAGCAATATTATTGCTAATTTCTAAGAAATCCGCAATAATATTGCGGATTTCTTATTTTTAAAAACAAAATATAGGATTTCAAAAAGTCTTCAGAATTTGTTTTTCAAAAAAGACGAAAAAGTATTTTTCGAAAATTCTCAGGACTTTTTATTTTGCAAGTTTTTTTGTAAGAAATTTAGCAATTAGCAATATTATTGCTAATTTCTAAGAAATCCGCAATATTATTGCGGATTTCTTATTTTTAAAAACAAAATATAGGATTTCAAAAAGTCTTCAGAATTTGTTTTTTTGAAAAAGCGAAAAAGTATTTTTCGAAAATTCTCAGGACTTTTTATTTAGGCATTTTAGCTATTTTAATTAATAATTAAAATAGCTAAGCTTTTTTAATTATTAATTAAAATAGCTAAATTTAGGAAAAAATAATTCTGTTTCAAAAAGTCTTCAGAATTTGTTTTTCGAAAAAAGCGAAAAAGTATTTTTCGAAAATTCTCAGGACTTTTTATTTTGCAAGTTTTCTATTAACTATTTTAGCTATTTTAATTAATAATTAAAATAGCTAAGCTATTTTAATTATTAATTAAAATAGCTAAATTTAGGAAAAAATAATCCTGTTTCAAAAAGTCTTCAGAATTTGTTTTTCAAAAAAGGCGAAAAATACTTTTTCGAAAATTCTCAGGACTTTTTATTTTGCAAGTTTTTATTTAGGTATTTTAGCTATTTTAATTAATAATTAAAAAAGCTAAGCTATTTTAATTATTAATTAAAATAGCTAAATTTAGGAAAAAATAATCCTGTTTCAAAAAGTCTTCAGAATTTGTTTTTCAAAAAAAGCGAAAAAGTATTTTTCGAAAATTCTCAGGACTTTTTATTTTGCAAGTTTTTATTTAGGTATTTTAGCTATTTTAATTAATAATTAAAATAGCTAAGCTATTTTAATTATTAATTAAAATAGCTAAATTATTTTATATTACTATGTATATGAGTAATTTTAAATATAATTGCGATGATTGTGGCATTCATACTAATTCAAAACAAATATATAATAGACATATACTTAGAAACAGACATATACAAATGCAGCAAATAGAAATCTTTACGTTTGTATGCAATACATGTAAAAAACGTTTCAAGGGACAACCAGGTCTTTGGCACCATTCAAAGAAATGTAAGAAACATCAAGAAATAAATGTGGAAGAACTCACAGGAAAAGTAGACAAGATAACCGATTTATTAGTCGATATAAAAACGAATCAATGTCCAACTACTTCAATTACTCAAAATCAAAATAACAACAACAACAATTTCAACGTGAATCTCTATTTGAACGAGAACTGTACCAACGTCAAAAATTTCATGGATATGATTAATGGTATTCAGTTAGATACTGAATATCATGAATATATTTCAAGTGCAGATTATGTGAATACCATCGTGCGTCTCATAAAAACAGAGTTAGAAAAAATGCCCGTTACAGAAAGACCTATCCAGTGTATAAAAGACGAAGATGAGAACCAACAGATACTTCATATAAGACACAATAATAAGTGGAAAAAAGAAACAGAGCTCGAATGGACACAGCAAATTCATAATTATTATATAGACGACGAAGACGAACCTGCCGAAGAAGACAAAAAAATCATTTTTTATGCAATAAAACAAATGGAAGATAATATTATAGAACAAATACAGAAACTCTATCAACATACTGGCAAATTAACTGCAACAAAAAGAGAATACAAATGCGAGATGGACTATGTGCCAAATAAAATGCGAATCATAAAGTGTCTATTAGAACATGTCAATATGGATAAAAACGAGCTGAAAACTCTCATCGAAGAAGCATACAAACAACTACGTAAACAGATTGAACAAACCTAAAAGAAACCCATAAAAAGAAACCCATAAAAAGATCCCTAGATCTCAAGAGTATCATCAAATAACGAATATACGTCTCGGTCGTGAGTAATGATCATGATACACGTCTTGTATTTTCTAAAATTCTTCAATATTAATAATAGTTCTCGTTTTAATTCAGGATCCAGAGCATTTGTGGGTTCATCTAATATCAAAATCTTGGTAGGATTCACTAATCCACTAATAACATTAATGACTTGTCTTTGACCACCCGACAAGTTTTCGCCCAAAGGACCGGCTTCTGATGTTGATATATCCACATTTCGATACAACTCTTGGATTTTCGAATAAGACAATATTTCACGCAAGTTCTCGTTACAACGAGTCGTATCTTTACATCCATACAAAATGTTCTCCATAATTTTTCTATTAAACAATCTCGAGTTTTGATTCACATAGGTAATATTTTGTCGAATATAGAATGGGTCTATCGTCTTTATATTTTTCTCATCGATATAAACAGCCCCCTCATTACACTCGTGAAGCCGCATAAGCAATTTAACGAAAGACGATTTACCATTACCAGATAATCCAGTAATGCCAATGATTTTGTCTTTCAAATACAACTCTTTATTATAATTTTTGAATATGGTTTGATCGCGATTATCATATTTGAATGTCACATTTTCAAACCGTATTGTTTCAAATTTCAACTCAACATGTGAATATTTATTCTCTTTATCAAGAATGGTTTTTAAATAAGACTTGTCATTTGCGTTATCTTCGCCAATCATCATTTCAAATTCTTTAACAATCAAATCCACTCTACCGAAAGATTCAATATATGTAGGTATTCGTTGTATAGTTCCAGAAATATCATCGCGATACATCATTAGAATAGATAAAAATGTAATAAAAGTAGCGGCTTCCATTTTCTTTTTGAAATATAATCGAATCATATGAAAAAGCGCAAGAATAATAATTACATATACAAATGCGTTCATAGCGAAACTGTGGTCAGTCATATATTTTAACATATCAATAGAATAATCAATACAATCTTCCGTTTTTTCATGAAATATGTCTATTTCGTTATTTACTTCGCCTCTATAAATAATCTTATCAATGTTATTAAATGCATCGATAATATATTTTTCATTATTAACCGTCTTTTTTTCTTGATTTTGCTTATACTCAAACATATCTTTCCAATGATACAAGAAGTATAATACAATAACAAGATTTCCTAGTAAAAATCCTATACCAAGTGTTCGATCTTTATAAATAAAATAGGCAAAAATAACAGTTAAAAAAGAAATGGTTGGTACAACACTTGATATAATGTCACTTAACAACATATTACATGAATTAGATATACGGGTAATCGGTGTGATAAATTCTACAAAATTAACATTGCGCATATTTTCATTATTTGCCAAAAGAATAAAATTAAAAATTTCCGATTTTGTCCAATGTGCCAATCTTGTTAGTACGTTATTTTGAACAAGTTTATAAAAGTAATATGTAATAATAAATATAATTGATACACCGATGAAATATTTAAAATTGGTGAACACTTTGGTAAAGTCATTTTTTTGAATACCTTGAATGATATTTGCGTTTACAATGGATGATATGTTTGTATAAAAAAATGACAGAGTTAAGGATAAAATTGCAAGAATAATGATATTTGTTTTTTCTTTACTAAAAAATTTGTTACATAAATAATAAAAGATGTTCATTTGATATATATAGATAAAATATATATCAACAAAATAATCGTTTGTTACAATTGTTTTTCTACATCTAATGCTAAAAATTGCCTTTTTATATTGAAAATATGACAGGGGTTATTCGAAATATCAATAAGGGCTTTATGTACATGTTCAAGATGGCTAGATTCGTCGTGTTTCGATTCTTCGTCTGATTCATCACAAACACCTTCGTCATCGCCTTCGTCATCGCCTTCATCTTCGTCTTCGTCATCACCTTCGTCTTCGTCATCGTCTTCGTCATCGTCATCGTCATCGTCTTCGTCATCGTCATCGTCTTCGCCGTCTTCATTTTTGTCACCGCCTGATTCTTCACCTTTGGGTTCTGATTTTGCGCCAACGTCTTTTATTACTGATTCAACTCTATCTTTGATTTCAGATACAACATCGCAATCAATCATGTTATAAAACGTTGAAATGATCGCTTCATTATTCGGAATATCTGGTATTACATTTTCTGGCAAATCAATAAGCGCTTTATTTACCTCAGTAAATAAATGCTTCACGTTTTCTGCAGATTCTACTTCTAATTCAGTATAGTCATTATTTGAAATATCTTTCATTACATTTGTTAATAATTCAATGTTCATCGATATATTTGTTTTACTATTAATCTGTTCATTTATATTAGCAAAAAAAGATTTAGCCTTTGTTACAACGTCATCGGCGATTGTTTTTGGGTCTGAATATAATAATGAAACCGCACGTATGTTATTCGAAACATCTAACTGAATCTTAATACTTGAGATATCTATTAATGATTCTGATTCTGATTCTGATTCTGATTTTGATACTGATAATGATGTTATGTTTTTCAATATACTATTGGTGAATAATGTATGTTGTATTTCTATACTTGGTATATCAATATTTGGTATATCAATATCTGATATATCTATTATTGATTTCAATATGTTTGACGTACAACAAAGAGAATACATAATATATTTATATAGTATATAAATATATAATGCCAATTCCACTACATATGTTTCCAGTAAATCCTGCTGCTTCAATAAAAAAAACGATTACAGTAAAACCAAACACTATGACGATGCCAATATTCTCTGATAATTCAAACGTATATTATAAACCAAAATCAATGACAACTGGTGTAGGAACAGTTCGCAATGCTAGAGCAATTGGTAAAAAAACCTAAGAGTCTCTAAATTTAGTAATAATTTGTTAGTCCATTGATTCATCATCGCTATTTTCTAAAACGACAGTGTCTTCGTCTGAATACTCTAGTGATTCATTCAACTGTTCATTGATGGATTCTTCATCTTCTGAATCTTCTTGCTCAACCACAGGTTCAACCGCAGCTTCAACATCCGGTTCAACATCCGGTTCAACCGCAGGTTCAACATCCGGTTCAACCGCAGGTTCAACTTCAACTGCAGGTTCAACTGAAGATTGTCCTTCAACAGCCACATTCGCTTCATCCGAATCAGACGATTCGTCAGTATCATTGTCTAATATGTTTACTTGCGATGTATGTTGAGGAGCAAAAGCAGGTAGTGTATTAGGAACATACATGTCTGCGTTATAAAACCCTGTTTTACATAAATGCGATTTCATAAATGTTTTCGAAGAATATCCACAGTCAATCTCATCATTAAAACGAATATGTGTATTTTCAAAATAATGTTCTAGTGTTTTTGATGGCATAAATGGCATTTTTTGAACTATCCGAACTTTCTTTCTACCAAATATAGGGTTATACTCAACGAACGCAAGAAGTTTTCTATGAAGTTTTGTAGAATTGAATCGTTTTTTGTAATCATTCAATGAATAATTTGAAATATAATACAAATGTAAATATGGTTTCATTATTTGGAATAATTGATCGCCTGGAAAATTTTTATGTATTTTAATTTTTATTTCATGTTGGTCAAACATGTCATTTACGTGTTCATGTATATTTTGGGCACAATTATTATTCACATATGTACGCAGATATTCTTCATTTATACTATGCTGATTCATTATTGAAAACTCGGATAAATGAAAATCCGATAAAAAATACTTGTGTATCAATGGAGGCATTATAAACGTAGATGAACGTATAGCAAAATATATATTATACAGGGACGCCTTATCAAACGCAAGATTTGTATATGGATTCTTACAAACAATTGGGTCTACAAAAAAATGATACAAATTGGATAATGATGTATTAAATGACCCTATTAGTTCCTTGATTTGAAATATATATTTTGTGTTATTTTGTAGCAATGTAATCGTATTTTTTTGACCTATTTGAATAGGATTCATATATAAGTCTTCCGTATTATACACATTCGCCCGTTTCCATTTCCAAATATTTTTTAATCGATAAATCGCGTGTATAAACCGCTGAATATTACAAAAAACAGTCAATATTTCGCCTTTGTTTACGTCATTTAAAAATATATTTGATAAAACATTTTCTAAAGTCTTGAATTTATTTATATAAATATTCATATTATTCACTTTAAACGTTAGCAGCAAATGAACATATTTATCATTGATAAAATGAGTTTCGATGATTGTTTTTATTTGTTCCATTCTTATTATATAAAACAAATATTTTTATATTGTTTTACGTAAAACGTTATTTTTATTTCTTTATTCAAGTGAATAAATAAGCGAATAAAGACATGTAAATATGTAAATAGATATTACAATATAATAATAACAATGGATTTTAATTTACTTCAATGGTTCTCAAAAACCAAAGAAATAAAGCATATAGGATTCGAAGATATGAAACACGCAATAAAAACAAACCAAATAATGATAAATACACTCAGTGTAACAGAACAAGACTGTCTAATAACTGGAACAATCCAATGTGATAAAGAAGAACAAATGATTAATCAATTCATTGAAAATGGAGAAAAAATCCATAACATAATCATATATGGTAAACATTGTTCAGATGAAACACCTCAAAAAAAATACAACCAGCTAATCAAATATGGATTCCAGAAAGTATATATTTATAGCGGCGGATTATTTGAATGGCTATTATTACAAGACATATATAGTTCTCAAGAATTTCCTACAACAAGCGTTTGTAAAGATATATTAAAATATAGATCACCGCCAGTATTACAGACCCACGAATTTCTTCGTATTACTCGATAAAAATGTATAAGATATTATTATATAAAATTATGTATAATATCACCAACGATGAAATAATCATAATATCAATTATCGTATTAATGATAATATTATTTAATGTATATAAAGTAGAATTTCGAAAACATAGCAATACTGTCTTTGGTAAATTATTTGCAATTTTAATGATTATTTTAGCAACATATGTTCATATTCGTCTTGGAATAAGTGTATTATTGTTAGTCATTGTATATTATAGCTTTTACTGCAATAATAAAAAAATAGATGAAGCAATATTTTTGGATGGTATTGATTGTATTTATTGGATCAATTTGGATAGGTCGACAGATAGAAAGGCAAAAATGGAGCAGGTATTCACAGACCCCATTTTTTCAGGAAAACCGATTAAACGAATCGAAGCGGTTGATGGTAGAACGGCTACACTACAAGATAAAATACGAATGAAACATAAACGGAACACAAATTTAGAATATGCTTGTTTAATATCGCATTTAGACGCCATAAAAACGTTCTCTGAAACAGAATATGAGAATGCTCTCATTTTCGAAGACGATGTTACATTAGAGTTTAAGAAGTATTGGAAACAGTCGTTGAAAAGCGTTATAGATGGCGCGCCAGATGATTGGGAGATAATACAATTGTGTTATAATACACAACGACCTTTATCAAACGAGTATACACTTAACAATTATAAAAATGATCAATATGGTGGTATAGCATGTATGGCAGCATATATCATAAACAATAATGCCGCGAAAAAATTCATTTATGATACATATGATACAGGATCAAAAAGATATAAACTGTTGGATTATCATACACATGAAGCGGATCATTATTTGTTTAAATGTTTGAGAACATATACTTATAAATACCCTTATTTTATTTACCCAACCGATAATAATAGTACGTTACATCCAGAAGATTTAAGTTCTCATGTTCGATCAAAAGCACAGTTAATAGAAATGTATAAAAACATGAAATAGTTTTTTGGTCTGGTTACTTGCTGGTTGTTTGCTGGTTGCTGGTTACTTGCTGGTTGTTTGCTGGTTGCTGGTTTTTATGTCGTAAAATTGATACAAATAATAATATTTTTATTATTTATATTCAGTAAAATGGTTCATATTTATTCTTGTGAAGGTAATATTGGCGCAGGCAAAACAACTCTTTTAGGTTATATAGAAAAAATGTCTGAATCATTGAATGACTCTAAAATTATTGTTTTGCGAGAACCAGTTGATATATGGGCAACTGTATGTGATAAAGATGGACTGAATATTTTAGAGAACTTTTATAAAGATCCTGTTAAATATGCGTTTCCTTTTCAGATATTAGCATTTACAACTAGACTAGCAATGTTTAAAAAAGCAATTAACGAGAATCCTGAGTGCGATGTTATTATTTGCGAAAGATCATTATATGCCGATGGAAATATATTTGCTAAAATGTTGTATGACGATGGCACAATTGATGACCTGTCGTATCAAATATACAGAAAAATGTATGAAAATGCGATTGAAGAATTTCCATTAGACGGTGTTATTTATTTGACCATTCCGCCAGATATTTGTGCAAAGCGGATTGTGAAGAGAGGTCGTTCAGGAGAAGAAAATATACCGATAGAGTATTTGGAGAAATGTTCTAAATACCATGAAACATGGCTAAACAAATTGGATTTGAATTTTCAAGTGAGAAAATTGGATGAAACCGCAGTGAATCAGTTTATTACAAATGGAAATATCATGGATTTGCTATAGTGTATTCATGTTAAAATAATCCTTTAAATACCATTCTAGATATCTATAATCGGCACATACCATACTTGGGTTTTCTTGATTAAAAGTAAAAATATTATTCGGTTCAGATGGTAAGTTTGTTTTCTTAAAGGTTGTAGCTATTATTTGTTTTATTAAATCGTCATTTTCATATATTTCGTTGCCATTCGTGTCATCAAGTGATGTTTTTGAATAAAAAAACATGTGTGTTTCCTCTACTTTTTTAATAATAAAGATACCGCAAATTTTGTCCTTTTCATATACATAAAACCAGCATAATAGACCAGTGTCGCTCATTTATTTATTCATTAGATATTTTACACGATGAATTATACCCTTTTCCGAGAACGAATGATATCATATGTTTTTTATTATTTATTGAGTTGTATTTGTTAGTATTTTATCTAGTTCTAATTTTTCAGCCTCAGTAATAAAAAATAATATATTATACGGTATAGTGGTTGACTCTGTATCAACGATTGTATCATTATCGACTAGTTCAAGTAAAAAACAAAATGTTTTGGATTGAGAGTAGTCTTTATTCTGGCAGTTAGTATAATTGGCATCTTGTATCGTTCTAATTGTAGTAATACATATATCATCACAATAAACCATTGCCGGAACATTATTTGTTATTGAATATATAGAAATACATGTAAAAGATTGGTCTTCTATATTCTCTATTTGTACTTTATCAGATTGACTTACGGGTTTTGATGTATTCGATTTTTGTTTATTCTTATTATTAATACGAATTGTCGATCCTTTTATTATTAACTTTTGGAGTTCGTTTGACTTATACGTGTAACTGATATCGCTGCTCTTTATACTATATTCGTCAATATCATAATCTTTATCAAATAAATCCATATCTTGATATTTTATCTTGACATAGGTATCCGTTGGATCTTTTGATGGCCAACATATTTTTGAACTGCTATTTGAAGTATTTTGCAATTCATCGCATAATATATATATGGTTTCTTTTATATTTTGATAAGAAATATTATCAACGAGTCTAATATTAATTGGGGGTGTACTTGTACTTGTATTTACTAATAACTGAATTTGTATGCCATTCGTGCTATTTTGAGATTTTATTATTCCAATATATTCAATGGGTTTAATAGTTTCGCTTCGTATTTTTTGTGTTGGTTCAATATATTTAACTAACCTACCGACACGATAAAAATTAATCGTCTTTATCATGCGTTTAATAATAAGTAAATTACTTCCAAATGTGGAGTTTTGGATATTTAGTTTATATATTCGTTTATTAATGATTCTATGATATTGGGGTGACATGTATCCTTCAATAGTTACATTTTGATTGGTAACCCTAGATAATACCTTATTGTTTTGAAAATCATACAAATCCAAATACAAAGAACGAATTTCTCGTTCTAGATCTTTATACCTATAAAGTATAATTTGTTTTATATATTTCATATCAATTGTGTAACCTGTTTTTATATCAAAAATAATTTTATTATTACTTTCTGATACAGTTCCAAATTTATGTTCAAAATTTTTATCAATATCGTAAAGTGTTAATACCGAATCGTTTTTGATCATTTTAAAAACAATTTCATCATTGAACTGTAAAAGATTGTATATATTTTTATTTTTTATAAAAAACTTGCTTATCTTTTTACATAACTCACTAAATATTGAAACTATAGATTCATCGCCACAATCGCCTTCATATGGAATATAAGCATAATATATATTCAACAATTTTTCAATACCGTTTTCTATAGTTAACGCATCAAATTGTTGATTAATTTTCGCTGTAATATTTTTTATAAAGGGTGCCTTATTTTGGATAAACATTTTATCATTATTGAAAAAAATATTATTACTTTTTATTTCATATAATGCTTGATATCTTTCATCAATCATTATTAGAAAAGACTTTTGATTAGTATTACCTTTATATGATTCATTTATAAAAATTAAATGTAATACTTTATAGCTGTTAATTCTTATATCAGGTTCTGCATTTATATAGTTTTGATATGTTGTTTCAAGCTCGGATTCGGTTTGTTTATAGCTTGATAAAATTGCATTTGATTTTGTAACGTTGTCATTACTAACATTTATCATAAGTAAATCTGCAGATTCTTTTACAGAGGAGTTATTAGTATCATTCTCATAATCGGTATTATTACTTTCATATTGAATTATACTAGATATGACTTCTCTGTATGGTTTTATTATGTCAAGATATAACCCATAAATAGTATCTAAATGTTGCAAATATTGACCTTCACTTAATACTACAGATGAAGCATCAGAAAAAAGAGCATTGTCTATTTCTATATCAGTATCATTTATTATAGTTAATAAATCAAGAATATAGTTACATACAATATTGCGTTGGTCTTTACTATTAGTATTATTATTAAAAAATGGTGAACCTTCAGATACTTGATAATTTAGCGGTAATATTTTTTTCCGAATAGATTCATTTAACGCATTGCGAAATAGCTGTATATCATCTCTATCATTGTATTTCACTTTTGCGTCATAACTATCAAACACTATATCAATTTTATTATTAATAATATAACTGAAATAATAATCGCATAAATCACCAATATCTAACGCATCTAGTTTGCTTTGTAACTGATCTTTATTCATTTTGTCATTTGGAAAAAATGTTGTATAAATATAACTCGCGTTATATACTTTGAATTTGCGATCAGAAGCAGAATTAGAAGCAAAAGCAGAAGCAGAATCAGAATCAGCACCACCTATAATCTTATTCTCTTGTGTCTCATTATTACTATTTTCAATATGGAATCTATACATATGTAATATAATAATAAAAATATATATATTATTCCTTACAATAAAAATCAAATAATAACGGTATTTCACCAATATCTATTATCACTAATTCAGGGTCTCGGTCAAAATTAGATATCCAAAAATGAAACCTATCATTACGTAAATTAAACCCAATACAAAATTCAACACTCATATTATTAAAAAAGAAAAATTCAGAATATTTCAATGGTCTCATTGTAACCTTCTCTAATAAAACAAGCATATGGAAATAATTGCGCGGTCCACCTTCATAACTAAAATGAACTACACATAATAGTCCTTCATCGCACTCTACAAGAGGAGTCGAACCTCGAATATTTGAAAATAACGGCGCATTATGTTGCCATGTTCTCTCAATAGTTAATTGTTTTTGATCACTATTTTCAAAAGGACATAATACACCAATCTCAAGTGGATTCCATTTATAAATAAAATATTCGTGAGGTTCATTTTCGATAGGCGCAGACCCCGTATAAAAATTCGCTAAAGGTATCCAATTTTTTTCACACCAACTATTTGGATCTGGTGGTATTAGTACTTCTGATGATAAAATGAGCCCCTGTTCTATATCATAATGTCCTTTTACCATTCGATTTTTGCCTAATCCCGAATAATTAATAGAGGTTGCAATGAATCGGACTTCGCCCCCATGTTCATATAATCGCATATCCTCTAAACCATATATATGGCCTCCTGAACAATGAAGACCTGATTGCTGTTCATGCTCCTTCATTTCTTTAAATTCAATCGGTAATAATGAGTCGTGGTCCAATGGTGAATAAAAATTGCGCGTTCGTATATAAGAATCGGGGTCTTTAATCCAATAGGCTCCGTTTGGATGTAGCCAGTAATTCACAAATCGAGTGTTTATGATATCATTACCACCGTAATTCAAATAAGCGGTAGATGTAGGTATGTAGTCACCTTCATCAGGATAGTTATATTTTATATGTTGACAACTAGGTAAATCGGCTAATCGCAACGCCATGTTCTTCACACTTATTTCTAATATCCGTTCATTATGGTCGCCATTATACCATATTACAGAAAGGCCATGTAGTAATTCCAAATATGCCCAAAAATTCACTTCCCAAATGAGTTTTCGCTTATTAATCAAAAACTCTAAAAAATAGTCTTGATAACATTTATGAAACTCCAATACTCTGTTTGCGCTACCAATGAAAAATCCGCCGCAAAATCGCCAACAAATATCATTCATTAAAAAATCTTCGCGAACATGTTCTTTACCCCAACAACCAGGCAATGTTAAAAAATACGGGTGCATGGTTCTTTTAGATAGAGACCTTAAAAATTCATATACATATTGTTCTCGCCCCTGAAAAATATGATAAATATTAAAATCGATCCAAGCAAAATGTGTAGATGACCAAGGATTTGCGTCTATAGCCATTTTCAAATATTCTGTTTTTGTATTCATTAAAATAATATATTCGCGAGTATCTTTCTCTGTGTTTCGAGTGTTTGGTAGATCAAGTGGTTCTCCGATTGTATTTTCGGCTTCGTCACATATTTTATATGTCCATGTATCTTTCAAATCTAAATATTGGATTACCTTTATGTTTGGAAATTCGGCAACTAGTTGTTCCATATATTCTGAACAATCATGAGAACAAAATACACCTAGTTGTATACCCGTTTCTGCAATTTTCTTGAAATGTCTGAATCGCCATTCTACGTCCTTGTTTTGAAACGGGGTATTGTATATATTCATAAAAGCTGTCACAAATGTAATACTTGTTTTTGCCATTATAATAAAAGATGTTTTATTATTTATAGCTGTTTTATTATTTATATTTTTTTGATACAATATAATTTTCACGTAAAATTGATTGTCTTTTCTTCTAAAATAGTAAGACAAATAACAGATGAACGTATTAGTAATCGACGTTGAGACTACAGGCTTGCTTCCAAAGACACCAGCGGATCCACCTATATATATTACGCAGTTGAGTTTTGCTCTTTATGACATGAAATACAATCGGCTTATACAAACATACAATGCGTTCATAAAGATTCCTGAAGAGATTCCGATTAGCGAAAAAATAACGCAAATAACAGGTATTACACGAGAACAACTTGATCGAACTGGTGTCGATATCACAGATGCTTTGGAAATGCTGTTTGAAACATACCATTATGCGGATATAGTGGTTGCTCACAATCTGAGTTTTGACAGCAAGGTCATTGAAATGGAAGCGAATCGAAATATTGAGAGATTTTCAAACAAAGAGTTGGTACCTCATATTGTATGGATGTTTGACGCAGAATATACAAAAATCGCAAATATTGCGCTGAAATGCACCATGAAAATGAGTATAAATTTATGCAATATTGAAAAAACGAATGCGCGCGGCGGAACATATAAAAAATTCCCTACATTGTGCGAATTGTATGAAACATTGTTTCATACAAAACCAGAAAATCTCCATAATTCCATGGTAGATGTTCTCGTTTGTCTGAGATGTTATTTAAAAATGGAAAAAAATATTGATATGATAGACGAAGAATTTGCGTACTATATGGAAGCTGCTAGTTCACATAAATAAACATCTTTGGTTGGTTATTTACTTTACTCAGATTATTTAGTGTTCTTACCTTTTCCCTTATCATTTTCATGACTCTCACTCTCGCTCTCACTGTCGCTCTCGCTCTCACCCTCACCCTTTTTTTTTGAGGATTTTGCTCCTTCTTTCAATTTTTTATCAAATGTAACAAAAAATCGGTCTGAAAGTTTGTCTCGAATTGTACTAATGGTTGCATAAATATCTAATATCACGAAGACCCATAAAAGATTTCTAAACCAGTTAGACAAATATGGTTTTCTTGCTCCAATATAGATGAGAATCATGCCAAAATAAGAAAGATTCAATCCAAAACCATATATCATGATATGTGTAATAAAAAACGCAATTCCTAAATATAAAAACCATGTATAGGATGATTGTGAATTTGGTAAGTAATTACTAATAGACATTATATATATTTTATTTATTTTTATTTGATTGATTATTTGTTTGATTGATTGATTGTTTGATTGTTTGTTTATGAAGAACACATTTCACAAATGTCATCATCTTCTTGTGTAGAAATATTTGAGGCTTTTTCTGGCTCAATTGTGAACTGTTGTGCTTGATGTTTTCCACGTCGCCGTAAATAATAAATGCCTGTTTTAAGACCTTTTGACCATGCGTAAAACGCACTTGCAGTAAGTATACTATAATTAGGATCTTCCATCCATAGATTCAAACTCTGACTCTGACAAATAAATGCTCCTCTATCCGCCGCCATATCAATGATACCACGCATAGGTATTTCCCAAACCGTTTTATATTTTTCCTTTATTTCTTGTGGAATTTCTACAATCTGCTGGATACTTCCATGATTTGCAATAATATTATTCTTTATTTTTTCATTCCACAAGTTCAAACACATTAAATCCGCCATCAAATACTTATTGGCTTGAATAAATTCGCCGGCCAATGTTCTCCTACTATAAATATTTGAAGTGATTGGTTCAATACATTCATTAAAACCCAATATTTGCGAGGTAGACGCAGTTGGCATCGGTGATAGTAACAACGAATTGCGAATACCATACATCATAATATTATGTTTTAGCTCATTCCAATCATATCTTTCATTTCCTGGATCTACTGACCAAAAATCAAACTGTAGTTCTCCATTTGAAGCAGGCGAACCATGAAATGTCTCATAGGGTCCTTCAATAACGGCCAATTCACAAGATGCTTCTAAAGCGGCATGATACATTGTTTCAAATATATGACGATTGGTTTGTTTGGCTTCATCAGATAAAAACGGATAACCTAATATAATGAATACGTCTGCTAATCCTTGGACACCAATGCCGATAGGTCTATGACGCATATTGCTTTTTCGAGTTTTTTCTGTCGGATAATAATTCACATCAATAATCTTATTCAAATTCTTGGTCACTATTTTAGTCACCTTATGTAATAGATCGTAATCAAATACACCTTCTTTAATAAATGTTGGTAGACCAATTGACGCAAGGTTACATACAGCGGTTTCAGTATCATCACTATATTGGACAATTTCCGAACATTGTCCGGTGACAATACCATTGAATGTTCCGCGATTTCTTTTTGGTTCAGTGAAACAATATGTATCACTAATCCTATTATTATTAATAATTCCCTTAATTTTTATACACAGAGTGCTTTCACCAGGAAGATTAAATGGTTCCAGTCTCATATCAAGTTTTAAATCTTTTGCGTCTATTTGTATAATATAATTTTTTTCATCGAACACGTAAAACTTGTGATATAATGTGCAATCAATGGTCGAACCATTATCAAAATATACCTTTATTAGATTTTGGTTCTCGCCAGTTTTCTTAACAACTGTTTCGCTGAATTCGATTCCATTCCACACTTTCACTGTTTGGTCACATAACTCCTTGATTTCGATCATTCCATCGCTTGTTAAAATCTTCGTTTCTGGAGCGACACATAGGTTCGAACTTTTGATGGTTCCTACATTCTTCTGGTTTGATTTACGGTTACATGCGTCTTTATACAATAAATAAGGTGTTCCTGTTTCCATTTGTGCGTCCATTACTTTGTACCATAAATCACGAGCGTTCAATGTAACACGACCTCTACCTGATTGTTCATAGGATTCATAAAGTGTTTTAAACTCTTGTCCATATACATCGGACAATCCAGGACATTCATCAGGACACATAAGAGTCCATGTGCTATTTGCTTTCACGCGTTCCATAAATAAATCGGGTATCCAAAGAGCATAAAACAGATCTCTCGCCTTCAATTCTTCGTCGCCATGATTCTTTCGCATTTGAAGGAACATTTCAATGTCTGCATGCCATGGTTCCAAATAAATCGCAAACGAACCATTGCGTTTACCTCCTCCATTCTTAACAAGCCCGTTATGTGTCAAAAAATTATGATGGTCATCATTGGCGACTTCAATATCAATTACACGACCTTTATAGTCTTCTATATAGGTATTCTTGATAACAATACTAAATAAATATCCGTCATACTCAAAAAAAGTAAATGAACTACATGGCACAAGTGATCTATTTTCAAATAAATCGCATATAACTGGTTTTTTCGGAATAATTAATACATAAGTATTTGATCGTTTTTCTTCATCGCTTACATCTACTGTTGTTCCTGATGTTAAAATACCTAATCGCAATAACATATATCTTACACTCTCGATAATATTCATAGAGGTTTGTTCTAATAAAAAATGATAAGCTCTTATTTTACCATTTGTCTCCAATAAACCCTTTATTATATTTAATATTTTGTGTTTTAGCAAATGTAACATGCTTGACATTATATACTTTTCTTTATTTGAATCATACATCATTTCATATGTGAATTTAAACATATTATTACGCGTCCATGTTAATTGAACCAATGTATCATCAGGATATGTATATGAAATCTGAATATTTCGACTGCTCAAATAATTCTCTACAAATACAATTGTTTCTTGGTGCAATTCTTTATCTAATTCTATATACGCAAAATTGTCAGTACTCGATATATGCCCACTTCCTACCATAATGCCATAAAATCGGCAATCGTCGTCTGTATATTCTTCAATATCCTTTTCATATTTGGGTATTGGAAATCCAATAAAATCGTTTTTATCAATATTCTTGGCCTCAATAAACTCAGGTGTTAACAAATTACGGTTCAATTCATTAATTATATTATTAAAATTGTCTTGATAGTATGTGCTATTTTTGATTGTCCATAATGGATGCATATCAGTTAATTTCAAAGGGTATAGTGCGTGTTTCACAGTTAAACTATACAAATTGCCGTGATAATCGTTATCTAATACCTTGCCAATTTTATAGTAATAACCATCGTCAGTGATTACCTTATCGCCAACTACAATATTTTTTATCTGTTTTGCTCCATGTTTCGTATATACAATTGTATCTGGGTCTAAACACTGATCCACATATTTGGCTGTATTATTAAAGACACGCAACATAGGAACAATACCGTTCGACATGCCGTTTGTTCCTCGAATATGACTGCCTGTTGCTCTTATATTATGAATATGAAGTCCGATTCCTCCTGCCAACTTGGATATTAGTGCGCAATCTTTCAATGTATTATAAATTCCATCAATACTATCACTCTCCATTGCTAATAAAAAACAGCTGGATAATTGCGGTCTGGGTGTTCCAGAATTGAAAAGCGTGGGGGTAGCATGTGTGAAATATTTTTGTGACATAAATTCATATGTCTCAATTACGCTGTCTATATCGTTACCATGGATTCCGATCGAAACGCGCAGCCACATATGTTGGGGTCGTTCTACTGTTTTTCCGTCGATTTTCATCATATAGGCTCTATCGAGCGTTTTGAATCCGAAATAATCAACTAAATAGTCTCTCGAATAGTCACATATGTCATCTATTATATTCGCATGTTCTCGAACTACTGTGATTAATTGGTCGGAAACGAGCGGGGATGGCTTTCCGTGTTTATCTAAATATCCATACAATTGTTCCATGACTTGAGAGAAAGACTCGCATGTATTTTTCTGATGATTTGAGACAATAATTCTACCAGCTAAAGTATTATAGTCATAATGTGTCGACGCCATGGATGCACATTGTTCTGCGCTTAACTCGTCAATCTTTGTAGTAGAAATACCGTCAAATAATTGATCAATTACTTTCATTGCTAGTCCAGTATAGTTAACAATAATATTGGCTTCTTTACCAATGCGTTTTATTCTTTGTAGAATCTTATCAAAGGCAACGATTTCTGTCTTACCGTCGCGCTTGGTGACATACATTTCATCGTCGTGTGTATTAACGCATTGAGCCATATATGATGTTAATGAAGGAGAACTCATTTTATTAGATATATAAAAAAATATTTATATTCTTTCGTATAAATAATACTAAAGAGTTCATCTCTAAATATACTGATGGCTTTATTATTATGCAATAAAAATCCAACTGATATATAGTTTATCTAAATGCGTTCTAGTCTTATCCATGTCTTTATTATATGCCTGATATACATCTTTTACATGATAGAATCTTGCAATGTATCCAAGAATCATAATAGCAAACAGCGCAACAAAAAGTCTATTATTTATTTTCATAGATAATGGTTTTCCTACAAAAACATAATACGCTATATTTGCTGACAAAACATAGACGATCGCATGAAACACAATCGATATTAGTAATGGAAAACTATTTTTAGTAATCATTTCTGAAAGAGTTATATTTGGGTTTGTTGTAGCTAAATATAATTTTGTAAACATACTATATAATGCTACTAGATAATTTCCTAACATATGAACAAAAAGTATTTATCTCTGTCATTTGTGGCGGGTTGTGGATTTATTTTCGAACATCGGATTGTTACAAGATGATACCGAGAGTTCATATTTTTCCAGTATTTTTCGTTTGTGCTTGGATATACTTGAATTATTATGAACCTTTATTTTTGCCGATTGGATTATTGATATTGATAATATATTCTAATATTGATTGCGTTCATTGTAAATAATATATTATTTCGGCGCGGTTAGATAAGAAACATATTTATCATGTAGATTTTTTATGAATAAAGACTGCTTATTTTTTGTAGAATAATAATTTATATTATATATGTTATGTATTATTCCATGTATAAAAAAATATAAAACAAACATAGCATATAGAAGTTTATAATAAATTTTTACAGAAGGTAACCAATACAATAATATAAAGCAATTAATAATAAATAGTATTCCAGTTATATACATATTATATTCTCTGTAACTACCAAAGATATAATAAAATGCTGGATGAAATGTAGTTTTCATCTTCTCTGTATTTGTATTATAAAATAGCAATTCTATATATGATAAAACGCACAATTCAAATATATACCATCCTAAAACGATAGTAATCACTATTATTAAAAAAAAATATATATCATATTTTGTGCCAATGCCATAAAAAAATAGTAAATAAAACGTAGATAATAAATATATTAGGTAATGAATATATCGTGTTACTAAAATATGTATATAATCAATAAATGAAGGATTACTATTAGCTAAAGGATTATTGAATTCATTTAGTATAGAAATAAATAATAAAATCAACGCCACTACAATGATCTTTGTATAATTGTTCATTTTTATATAATTATATTACATAAAATTGATTGAATCAGTCAAATATACGGTAATAATATATTTGACAGTAATATGGATTTAACGCAAAGCAAACTTACACGCATTGAATGGGATTCTATTGAAGTGCCTGTTTCTGATTCAGAGAAGGACATTTTGAAAATGATCATAGAAGGGTTCTCCAATATTAGTATTGTAAAGAATAAAACAATGTCCTTGTTCTCATTTACAAAAATAGAATACTCGGCGGAAAATGAGCAGTTCTTGTACAATAAATATTTCTTGCCAATCATTCAAGACATTACTAAAAAATACGGTATTGTACAAATGGATAGCGCGAGTGGAGGTAATATAAAGAAAATGAAGAGCATAGACGTTTTACGAGTTCAAAACTTGGAATCAAATATAGAATCAAATAAAAAGCATGTATTCGAATTCGTCGCCTTGGAATTTTGTTGCAATTTGTGTAAATATCTTTCAAAGAAAAAGGCAAAATATGCGTTCTATCTGTATACGCTCATACAGTTAGCAAAGGCATCTATTTACAATGTCAATAAACATGTTCTCGATTTTATTCAGAAAGTCATATCAGAAGCAAATTCAAAAACGGATTTGTCGGTTATTATAAAAGAGGCTTATTCATTCATTGAGCAAAATAAAACGTTGCTTGAGTATGAAGACAAAACATTATTTCCTCATCAAAAACAGTTGTTTTCCATTTTCAACAAAGAAGAAGCGGTACCAAGATTGGTATTATATATTGCTCCTACTGGAACAGGTAAAACGCTTTCGCCGATCGGGTTATCTGTAAAATATAAAATCATATTTGTATGCGTTGCTCGTCATATTGGTTTAGCATTAGCAAAGTCGGCGATTTCCATGGAAAAAAAGATTGCTTTTGCGTTCGGTTGTGAAACCGCGTCTGATATTCGTCTTCATTATTTCGCTGCAGTAGATTATACACGAGATCGCAGATCTGGTGGGATTCGCAAAGTAGATAATAGCAATGGTTCAAAAGTGGAAATTATGATATGTGATGTGAAATCATATTTAACGGCGATGAATTATATGTTGGCATTCAATACAGAAACATCAGTGATTACATACTGGGATGAACCGACTATAACAATGGATTACGAAGAGCATGATTTACATCCGATTATTCATAGGAACTGGATGGAGAACAGAATACCGAATGTGGTTCTTTCTTGCGCAACATTGCCAAATGAAGAAGAAATTATTGATACACTCGCGGATTTTAGAATGCGATTTGACAGTTCGGAAATTCATACGATTGCTAGTTATGATTGTAGGAAATCTATACCAATCTTGACAAAAGACGGATTCTGTGCTCTTCCACACACCATGTATAAAGAACACGCAGATTTAGTAGAGTGTGTTCGTCACTGTGAATCAAATAAAACATTATTAAGATATTTTGATCTTAGCGAAATTGTAAAGTTCACGTTTTTCATAAACCAGAACAATCTTGTTAGTGAGCAGTTGTTGATGCGCAATTATTTCAGAGAAATTGCAGATATCACGATGAATTCGCTGAAATTGTATTATTTGGAATTATTGAAACATATCTCGGCGGATTCATGGGAAGAGATATATACCTTTATGAAATCATCGCAAAAGTTGAAATTTGAACCGCCAATCACCAAGTCGATGAGTGTAGATTCGGTATTTTCTCAAAAAAGTGGGGGCGATTTAAAGAGAACACAGAGTGTCCAGCAACTTACTCAGCCTACGGCAAGTTCAAGTCAAACAGGAATCCTACTGACAACATCAGACGCATATACACTAACCGACGGTCCAACAATATTCTTAACTGAAGACGCCAAAAAAATAGGTAACTTTTATACACAACAATCCGCGATTCCGGTTACGATGTTTCAAGACATATTAGCCAAAATAGCATCAAATAATAAAATATCGGCCCAACTGTCTGAACTGGAGAGAGAATTAGAAGTATTTGAAAAACCCGACGAAGATAAAACGACAAAACAGAAAGAAAAGGACGACGAGAACAAAAATCAAACAGTAAAGGATTTATATAAAAAAATAGACATATTGCGAAAACAGATTCGATATATTTCATTAGAGGCCAAATATGTGCCAAATACAAAACCGCATCAATTAAAATGGCATAATTCAATCAACGAACAATCTTTCTGTCCAAATATATCAGAAGATTCGGTGAAGGAGATTATGGGATTAGAAATAGATAATTATCTGAAAGTGCTTATGTTATTAGGTATAGGAGTCTTCATACAAGGGGTTGAACCTAGATACTTGGAATTAATGAAGCAATTAGCCCAGAGTCAAGAGTTGTTTATTATTATTGCTTCTAGTGATTTCGTGTTTGGAACCAATTACAACTTTTGTCATGGATTCATTGGTAAGGATATGGCAAACATGACACAGGCAAAAACGATTCAATGTTTAGGACGTATTGGAAGATCAGCCATTCAAAGTACATATACTGTTCGATTTAGAGACGACGAATTCATTTATAATTTGTTCAAGACACCAGAAGTCAATAGAGAGGCTGTAAATATGTCTAGATTGTTTTCAAGTGATTAGATGTTTTCAAGTGATTAGATGTTTTCAAGAGATTAGATGGGTACTAAATTCAAGAGTGTAAAATTGAAGATATAAAATATTATTATGTTAGTGTATATTTTTTTATACTATGAACATATCGCGCATTGTTACTTTACTACCTATTCCACTTGATGTATCAGAAATAATAAACAGTTACTTGTTTATGAAATGGGAAGATATTGTAAAAAAATCAAATATGAAATCTATTAGATTGATTCGTTATGCGATGTGTTGCAACAAATCCAAATCCGAATCCGAATCTAAACAAATATACACATTTCAAATAGAGGATGATTATGAATATCAAACATATATATATCATATTTCATTCTGTACGAATTGTGGTAATTATTGCCGAGAACAATTGCGTCCGTTAATATATTTCAAACCATTCAAGCCATTATCGGAAAAAATAATATGTAATTGTATAAGATAAAATAATCAAATAAAATATATAAATATTATTTTTTTATGATAATATATGAATGATTTAGTCGTGACTATTTTAGCGGGGGGTGAAGGAAAACGAATGCGTTCAAATATACCAAAGGTTCTCCATCTTTTCAAAGAGAAACCGATGTTGGTTCGAGTAATAGAAACGATTCAATTACTTCAACCTAAAAAGATTGTCATTGTTACAGGAAAATATCATTCATTGATTATTCAAACGCTGGTAAAATATATTGATATATTTGGCATAATATTTATAACACAAGGCGAACCATTAGGAACAGGTCATGCAATAAGTTGTTGTTTGGAAGAATATGAGAACACAGATAAAGTTCTCATTGTAAATAGCGATACACCACTCATAACGGTTGATATATTACAGGATTTCATGAAATGTTCTCAAGGTTCGTGTAATATTTTAACTGCAGAATTCGAGAACCCACATGGTTATGGAAGAATTATATATGATAAATATAAGGATTTTATAGGAATCATTGAAGAAAAGGATTGTTCTGAAAGTCAACGACAGGTAAAGGTTGTCAATGGAGGTATTTATTATATAGATGGTTCTCTCCTTAAACGGTTCATTCCATTACTCTCAAATAATAATTCGCAAAAGGAATACTATTTGACCGATATTGTGAAATTGATAAAAAATAATTCTTGGACTGTCATTGATACTATTTTACTAGATAAATCAAAGAGTCATTTTATTTCTGGTGTGAATACGCCAGAAGAGCTGGAACAGTTATTATAAAATAATATATATTGTTATATATATTGTATCGTATGAATTTATCGATAGATACATCGTTTGGATTTGGTGTTATACCGAACAACCAATCCATATTTATGAATGATAATGAAATAACAGTTGATGATTATTTACACCTTTATTCTACCGTAACTACTTTTGCCAAATTGCGAGGAAAATCGGGGTTTAACCCTTTTTCCAAAGCACAATAATAACTTATAAGTTGAATATACACGTTGCCAAGTATACCACCAAATGTTTGATTCTTTTCAATGAGAAGTTCTCCATTTTCATCGGATATTTTGAGAACATTTGCGCCTCTTGCAGTAACTTCTTGAAAGACGTTCTCGTTTTTTTCTCTATATTTTTCATTTATATCTAATAAAATAATTGGTAATCCAGTGACAATTAATCCAAACGGACCATGTTTTAAAGCACTCGATGAATATCCTTCTGCATGAATATATGTAATCTCCTTTATTTTTAATGCTCCTTCCTTTGCGACTGCCTCTTCTTTACCTTTTCCTAATATAAACATTGAATTTGTATCCTTGATAGTTCTCGAAATATGTTGTATTTTCTCTATGTTCTCAAATTTCAATATTTCTTTCATTTGAAAGGGTAAATTATGTAAATCTTTTATGATTCTTTTCCTTTTTTCCAAGCATGTATTTTTATTTTGTGAGAACCAAATAGCAATTAATGATAAAACGATACATTGGTTAGTAAAAGACTTTGTAGATGCAACCGCAACTTCTCTGCCTGCATTCAAATATACACCACAATCGGTTTCTCTTGCAATAAAAGAATCTATTACATTCACTACCCCTATTGAAATCATATTATTCTCTTGAATAATCTGAACACATCTATGAAGATCTTTCGTTTCACCTGATTGAGAAATCAATATAGCAGCCGATTTACCTCGTTTTGGTATATCTCGCTTAGTAAAATCAGCTCCGTCGTAAATGGAAACAGTTTCAAAAATATCGATTCCTTTGAAAATATCGAGAACCCATAAACCAGAATGAAAAGAAGTACCGCAACCTAATAAAATAATATGATCAATGTCTAATAAATTTGCTTTATTGGAATCTAGTCCGCCTAATTTAACCGTCGAATCAGTAAGAAAGCGTCCGCCGTTATTAATCGCTCGAATAACACAGTCTGGTTGTTCATTTATTTCTTTGATTGTCCAATGTTCATATCCAACGGGAGATAGTTCAAGATTTGTATATTGTTTTGATTTCGTTTTTGTTTGATAGGTTTGAATATTGATATTATAGGATATTTTTTGATTGATGAGAGAAATTTCAATTACGTCGTGATTATTGAGAACAATATATTGTTTTATATGATTATGAAATGCGATTTGTTCAGAAGCAATCATTACAAAGTCGTCTTCAATACCCAATAAAAGCGGAGAACCATTACGAGTTATCCATACTTTATTTGGATGTTCTCGATGTATGATTAAAAGAGCCCATGTTCCTTTTAATCTTGCAACCGCGCTTTTCACAGCTTCCGTCATAGAATAATTATTATCTAAATAATAACCAATGAGAACCGAAATGACTTCAGTGTCTGTTTGTGAAATAAAATGATAGCCTTTTTCTAATAACTCTGATTTAAGACTATGAAAGTTCTCGATAATTCCATTATGGACAAGCGAAATTCTTGATTGATTGTCATGATGCGGGTGTGCGTTAATATCCGTTTTAGCACCATGAGTCGCCCATCTTGTATGACCAATCGAAATATGCGATTCTTGTAGTATATTTATTTTGTCTTTTAATAATTCAATAGAATTATATGTGTTTGTAGATGCATATTTTATAGTTTGTATTTGGTTCTCAATAATAGATGATATTCCTACTGAATCATATCCGCGATTTTGTAAAAGAGTCAACCCATCAATAACGAATGTTGTCGATTTTTCGTTTCCAAGATATCCTATAATACCACACATTATACTATAAAAAACATATCATTTATATTATATTTATTGGTATTGATAAATATGTACAGGACGATTTTCATACAATTTATCAGCGTATTAGAAATGAAATGAAATGAAATGAAACGATTGTTCGTTCTCAACAAAATAATCATGTATGTATTATTATTGACAAATACATACATGAGAACATAAAATCCATAAAATTGATTGACTTTTTTTATATTTTATAGAAGGCATTCATTACAACAAATGTCGTCAATCGTAAATCGCAATATTCAGAGTGAATTGAAAGAGGCTTTCAATGTCCAGAATTGGTTTCATGCTTCAGGAAGCAGTATCTACATAAAGTGTCTACCCCATAATTATGACAAGGAGATAATTACAAACCTAGTATCGTTTATGGGACAAATAAATCGTATCGATATCGTAAATTCTCCACCAAATAAAGTAACGGGGGGCACTTATCGTATGGCATTCGTTCATTTCGACTATTGGTATTCAACGATGGAGTCAATGGAAGTTCGCCAGATCATTGCGAGTGGCTTCGAGAATAAAGAGGATTTTCGACTAGGATTCGACGGGGTTGTAGTTACGATTAATACGCGTCCAGTTCCAAAAACAGACTATAATGTCGACCAGCTAAGTGACATGTTTCATCGTCTACGTGAAGAGTTTACTACTACCATTCAGAAACAGTCTGATGAAATCACAGAACTCCGGAGCGAAGTCGAATTGTTACGTGCTTCACAGGCGATCAACATGAATAGCATTTCAGAAAAAATAGAAGTATTTAACCATAATCTAAAAAATGATATTGATGCTCGCATGTCGAGAACAGAAGATCTTGTTTTAGAACAAGAAAACCAACTATACGAAAAAGCGAACTTGTGCTGGATCAATGATATACTAGATGACATAGTACCATCCATGAGAGCGCTTGAACGTAATCAGATGGAGGCAAACGAACAAATTCAGCAGATATGTGATGACAATGTATGGAAGGGGTTTCAAATGCCACTTGTTGAGCAAGAAGATGACCGACTGAGTATGTTAGAAAACGACTTTTATCGTTTTCGCGGGTCAGTAGTAGATCGAGAGAATATGGTTCACGAGATGAACATGAAAATTCAGTTAATGGAAAGAGACCTTTCCAAAGTGTTGGATGAAGTATACATTGGTCGTTTCAATTTATCAAATGAGTTTATAATGTAAGACATAGCTTTTTGGTAAGACATAGCTTTTTGGTAAAATATAACCTGTGGTAAAATATAACCTGTGGTAAAATATAACCTGTGGTAAAATATAACCTGTGGTAAAATATAACCTGTGGTAAAATATAACCTGTGGTAAAATATAACCTGTGGT